AAAGTTATTGGTTGTGGTTGAAACTCTCCTAGTGCCTGTGTATTGTTTTCAATCTCAGCATCAATTACTACTAATTTCTCATCATCATCAATTACAGTTCTAGCTATTTGTTTATCTAGTTCTTTAGTGAATGTAGATGATTTAATATTAGAAGCTTTAGCTTGTTGTAATAATTCTAAATCAGTTGCCCAGTCTCTAATGTCAAATGTTGTAGGGTACATAACTTCTCCATCAAATACTGTTTCTTGCCATAGAGCATATAGTCTCCAAATTTGTTCTTCAGCAAGTTCCATTAGTTTTGCTTTTTCAGCAAGTCTAGCATTTAGTAATTGGAACTCAGTTCTTAGTGCTATGCCAGATTGTATTCTCTCTCCTGTTGCTCTAATAGCACCTACATGAGATAATCTGTTTATAGATTCTATTTTGTGTGCGATTGATTTTAATACACCATCTAAATTACTTCCACTTGGTTGTAAGATATAAGGTTTTAAATTAGCATCAATGTTATCAGGTATTTCAATTATAGAACCTGCACCACCAACAGCTTCAGTATCTCTTGTTTTAACTAAAGATGGGTGATTAGATATTCTAATGATTTGTTCAATTTCAGATAGTTCATTGTAAATAGATTTTTGTAAATCAGCTATATCAGTTAAGTCAGATACTCCTAAACCTCTCATAGGAGATCTTTGATTGTATAAAATAACTGCTGGTATTTTACCAAGTGGATTAGGTACTGATTCAATTAGCTTTGGTTCATCTCTATTTGAAGTTGGTAAAAATACTGTATCAATTTTATCTAAGTACCAAATCTTATAATACTCTCCGTCATCTTCTATTGATTCTCTAATCTTTAAATATTCTAAATAGTAATATCCATTAGATGATCTTGTGTATTTCCAGTCTAATACATTCTCAGGTGTGTAGATGTTTAGATATGGTCTAATTCCTTGTTCTAATTCTTCTCCTCTTGTCATTACATTTGAAGATGGTTTGTCCACGATAATCCAGCAGTGTCCATAAACAGAAGCATAAACTTGTACTTCTCTCATAAGAGCATCAAATGTTCTTCCTTCTAAATCTGCATCATCAAAGAAATAATCTAATGTTGCGTCTTGTTCTAATGAACCTAATTCTCTAGTTGGTGGTACTCTAAATAAATAGCTTGAGTAAATATGAACTATGTTTCTACAGTGATTGTCTAATGGTGTGTAAGCAAGTCTTTTAAAGTATTCTGATTCTAATTCTAATTGGTATTCTTGTAAGAACTTTCCATCTTGAAATTCTTTTCCACCTAAATATGATCTAATGAAATATTCCCATCTAGGCATCATACCTTTGTATTGTGAATTTTGTTGCTCTATATCTTTTCTTGTGTAAGCCATTATGAGAATCTCTTAGGTTGTGATTTAGGAAGATTAGATGTGATTGGGAATAAATATTCTATTGCGTAACCTAGTGCATCAGTCATGTGATCGTAACCATTTCCTTTTTCTGGTTGATTTGTACCTTCTTTGTAAACTTGTTTCATTAAGCTATTAATTAGTGTTTTGCAAGAAGGATTAATAAAAATACTTCTCTTTCCATCAAATGCCTTCAGTTTGCTATTAACAGAATTAATCCTGTCTCTTACTAAAGCATGAGTATTCTTAGCTTTAACATTTAAACCAGCATTTTGCAATATGGTTAAGTCAGTTCTACCACCAGCAGAAGTTTTACGTTGTCTTGAAGCTGGGTCTGGGTAAACCACCATTTTAGTTTTAGGGTATCTGCTTAATAGTTCATCAATAAATTCATCAGTATTTGAACTATAAATAACTATCTCATCAAATACATAAGCTATATCGTTTTTTACATGGAATAGACAAGCTGACATTGGGTCTATGTTAAAGTCCAAGCCAATATGAATAATAGAATCTTTATCATATTTACATTCTTGAACATTGTATTCTCTATCAAAGTTGTAATAAACAACTCCTGAATATGTTTCAAATGAAGCTAAATATTCTTGTCTAAAAGTACGTTCATCTAAATCTCTTTTGGCTTGTTCTATTTCTTCTGTATCAACTTGACCACCATCTAATGTTGTGTACTTAAATGACTTCCATTCAGGGTCATCTCCTAAACCTTTTTGATATATCTCATAAGACCAGTTACCAAATCCTCTAGGTGTTCCTATAAATAATACATTTCCTGTAACGTGTTTATCTGAGATTGTTGGTCGCAGAACTTCTGTCCATGCTTCAACTGGTATATCTGCGTATTCGTCTAACAGTAGGAAGTCCAAACCTACTCCTCGTAAATTGTCTGGTGATTTATCTGCACCTTTTAAACTTATCTGACTACCATTCCTAAGCACTAATGTAAGTTCTGTTTCATTAGCATATTTAATCCATCTCTTTTCAGTTGTAAGTCTTTTGATTTGTTTCCACATAATCTCTTTAGACATTCTGTAAGTAGGTGCTACATAAAATATCTTAGAGTTAGGTTTTCTACTTGCAAATCTTAGCAGTTCATACATGGCTAAGTGTGTTTTTCCGAATCTTCTTCCTGTAATTAGAACTCTAAATCTCTTTGGACAAGTATATACAGCTAGTTGTGGTTTACTAAATGGCATTTATAATTCCTCTTTGAATTAACTTTGTAATAACATCTTCTTCCAATTTAACATCATGGTTGTAACCTTTAGAAGTTCCAATATGACTTACTTCTTCCATTGTATATCTGTTTTTAGTTTTAAAGAAATCAAATGCTGTAATAGTTACTTTGCACTGACAATGATTAAGTAACCAATAGATTGCAACAAAGCCAGTAGTTGGTCTGTAGTAATTATATCTAATTGTCATTTGACTGTAATCGTATGTGTTCCATAGCCAAGCTTTTTTCTTAACCCAATCAGGCATACGTTCTGCTCTCTTACCATCTTTTTCAAAGTTTAATCTTACAATACATCTAATGTTGGGAATCTCTTTAAGCATATTATGACCCTCATGTACTAGGTTGTTAATCCATACATCACAAGGTTTGTCTTGAACTCCAAGATTCATTCTAACTACTGAATTAAATTTAGTATAATCAATAGTTCCTATTTTCTCACCATTACCTATTAGTAAAACATTCTTACCTTTAAAGTATTCGTATGGGTTAAACATTTCTAATTACTGCTGTGTTAGGTGTTAAGTGTTTGTGCATTTCAATAGTGTATGGTTTATGTAGCAAGGCAAATGATTCTACTTTGTCAGCATCATGTACTACTACTGTGTCAGTATGTTCTAAGATATTGTTAAGATGTTTAATTCTATCTCTTACAAATTGTTCGTGGTCTAAAAAGCACATTCCAAATCTTTGTGTTAATGGTATATCTTGTTTAAAGTCTATTTGTATTTGCTGATAATGTGAACCGATTAAATAGTCAAATCTTCTAGCCCAGTTTATGTCTTGTACAAATCCTATTAACTTAATTCCTTTAGACTTAGCTATCTCAACTAACAGTGGTGTAGAATAATAACCACAACCTGTTTCCATTATATCTTGATTAGATTTTAAAGCTTCTTGGATTAAGACTTGCTGATGTGTTGCGTAAATATCTATTAACTGTTTATCTTCCACCATATATCTATCTATGTTTAGTATAGCTTGATTATCATTTGCTAATAAATAATCAACTTTAGATAGACCATGTTGTTTAAATGTATTCCAAATTGATGTGCCTACTTCTACTGCTCTATTAAAGTCTTTGTAAACTAAACAATCAATATGCGTATATCTTTTATCAATAGCTGTCTTTAATCGCTTGTTACCAAAGATACAAATTAAGCTATCACTTGCCCAGACTATTAATGGGTTAAATAGGTTATCAATATCAGGTAATGTTTTTAATCGCCGATTTGCTAGATTGTCATTCAGGTATAAGTTATCTCGTTCTGATCTAACTTTTAAATGTAACCAATTATCAAACTGATTTGAATACTTAACGTATTTAATTGGTACTGCGATTATGTTTGGATTCCTGTTCTTGCTTACGAATCTTCTCTCTAATAATCTTTTTTCCATCTTCTCCTGTCCAATGAATTGTCTTGGCTATATCATTGTTCTTGCCTAATCTTAAACCATGATATTCATTTGGTATTCTGTTTATCTTAAACTCATGTTGTACTTTAGCAAAAGCTTCTTGGTCTGATCTCTCTTGTCTCATCTCACATCTATCAAACCATTTCTTTAGAACTTGTTTATTGTTTATGCCGACTATTCCTGTTTGCCATCTATCTGATCTAACTGCATGGTCTTTACTCATAAGATAATCGCAGTCATCTAGCATATCAAACATATCAGATATATCTGCTTTTATTTCTATGTCGCAGTCTATCCAAATGATTTTATTTGCTGGTACTTTTTCTATTGCCTTAGGTTTATAAAACCAAGTTCTACCATCAGATGCAACTAGGAATGAATTAGGATATTGTTTTAAGAAGCCGAAGTTAGCTATGTATAATGGAATCTTAATATGCTTATGGTAGCCATCTAAAAACCAATCTAATATGTCTGTAAAATTATTATCGCAACCAGTTACAAAAGCTTTCATAATTGAATTTTAACAGTATTCGTATAAACATTAAACCAGTCTGATGAGTAATCGCAATCCTCGTACTTCTCAAAGTAACAACCACCTTCTGTAAAGTGTATGTTCTTCGCATTAGAGTTGTGTGGGTATTCGCCTACTAGCCAATTCCATTCTAAAGGTAAACCACCTACTTTGTCAGTCCATTTAAACTGATGTAGTTCTAAACCAGATGCTTCATTAACATATTCTTTAGTGAGTGCTTTGCATTTAGATGTGTTCATTAGCATTAGACTAGACCAGTTCTTTTTCTCATAAACAGTTTGTATTTGATTGCCGAACTTAGATAGATGCTTAGGTATGTAGTCGTGCTGACAACACATAACAGCATAATCATCATTTCTTAAATCCCATAGTTCTTTGATGTCTGCTTTAAACAGCATATCGCAATCTAAAAATAATGCCCAACCATTATAACCCATAAGATGAGGAACTATGAATCTGCTAAATGAGAACTCAGTAGATGATAAACTATTTCTTGGTCTATTAAATGAATCGTAAATGTTAGGTAAGTAAATTGGTGTAAATGATACTGGTACTGAACTATGTTTTAGTATGCTTTCGCTAAGTATATGGTAAGCTATTTTCTCTTTGCTATCATATCCAATAAAGACATTAATCATCTTTGGATTGTAGCTGTTTTAACTCAATATCCTTTGCTTGTACTTCCTCGTTTAATCTGTCTATTTCTTTTTTAAGATTGTAAATGATTACTTCAAGATCGTTTGTTCCTCGCAAACTTTTATCTAACATCTTTGGTTTCTTTCGCCCACACATTTGATTCATTTCTTTTTGTTTTGATATGCCCTCAAATATCTTCTGCCTAAAGCCACTGCTTCAGATTTGCTTTTACCTTTATAACCCCAAGCTTCTAAGCTTAGTTTTAATCTTGTCTTACGACCCTTAGAATCAAATAGTCTGCCTTGACTGCTACCCATTCTAACTAAGAATGAACCTTTGCGTCTATACTCAGTCAAAGTATCTGGTCTTGACTTAACTGGTGGTCTTAAATTGCCACCTGTTGCTTTGTTATATCTTCTTCTACCAGAACTGCTGAGACCACCTCGTGGGTTCTTGTCTCGTTTTAATAAACTAAATTTACTCATACTTTTTTAAGTTCAATTTTATTGGTGCTTGTTTTTTAACTTTTAAGTTATGCTTTTTCATAAGCAAATCAACAATGCACTTATGACAAGCTTTGATGTGTTGTTCAAGCTTATTAAGCATTTCTCTTTTACAAAATATACATTTACTCATTTTTAACTTCCTTAAATTCTATTTCTTTAGGTTCTTCGTGTTCAATAATATCATAGATTGGCAGTGGAACATTGTCATCAGCATTTTGTATTTTATCGGTTTGTCCAAGATAAACTTTTCCTAACCACATAGCCATTATGCTTGATTTTAGTTTAGTGGCTATATCAAATTGGGTTTTTCTAATCTCTTGTTTTGCTAGTGCAACCCCCTGTTCCCATGCTTCCTGTGCTGATTCGTTTCTATTAATCGTGGATTCTGAACAACCAATTATTTTGCCTATTTCTGCTTTGGTACACATATAACTAGCCATAGTTTTAACTTGTTCTAATATTTTAGGTGTAAATTCAAAATTGGGTCTACCTACCTTCTTAGGTATATCTATTACTGGTGTATTCTTGTCCATATTAACCGACTATGTTCGTTAAATGTTCTATTAAGCTTTTTTTAACGATTTGTAAAGGAACTCTAGTAGATTCTGGTTTTGGTATAGTACATGGCAGATTCCATTAGCTAATGAATTACAGCAAATTCACCGAAAATCTTTTTCTTAGATGCTGTTTCTTTGTCTATATAGTCTAACTTAATCAGTCTGCTTCCAAAGACTATTTCGTTAGGTAAACTCATTTTCTTTTAAGCTTCTTTGCTATGTATAGGTTTTTAACAAAGCTGTTTTTCTTGCCGAATTTTTGACCAGCAGAACGTCTAGCTTTTTTATAAGCTTTTGTTTTAGTGTTAAATGGTTTTGGTCTGCCAAGTTTAGATGGTCTTTGTCTTTCCCAAATAGGTTTTTTCATTTCTTTTTTCTCGGCATTTTTAATGGCTTTGGTCTATAAACTCTGTAAGTACCTTTGGTCTTAACTTTGTTTGTGTAAAGTTTACTTAGTGATGTTGATGTAGTCTCATTAGCCATTATATTTTGCCTTTGTATTTAATTAGTATCTGCTTAACATGATTTGTGTATTCTTTGCTAGTGCTAAAATTGTCTAATGTATCAGCTAATTTCATAGGGTCTTTTGTTCTGTTTCGCAGTTGTCTAAACTCTTGGTAATGATGATTGTTGTTTAATGTGCTTATGTAATGCCTAACTGATTGGCATTTAGATTTGTATGTTTTAACTCTCCAGTTAATTGATGGGTCTTGTAATAATGGCAACATACCTTCCTTAGACCATACTCTAACTCCAAATAGATTATTGCCTTCCTTAGCAAATCTTGAAGTGCCGAAGTTACTTTCAACTATGCTTTGTGCAATAATTAATGATGTTGGTATATGTTGATCTTTGTGTAAGTCCAAGTTTATGTAAGCAATACATTTCTGCATACTGGCTATAAACTTATCTGGTGAAGTGTTATCCACTTTAGGTTCAAAGAAACCTATCTTCCTAATTTCATCAATAGTGCTTTGTCTTATTTTGTCTTTAGTGTGATCGTTTGGAAAAAATGTTCCAATTAAAAACACTAACATTAAAAATAATAAAATGATTGTGTAATCCCAAAGCTTGATGCTTAGTATTTTGCTGTTCATTGATTTTTAAGGTTTGATAACCTTCCAGCTTTACAGCTTATCTAATTAGATTATTCTTCGTCAGAATCTAAATCTTCGTCATCTGAGTAATCATCATCTGAATCGTAATCATCAGAATCATCTGTCTCATAGTCGTCAATCGCTGACTCAAGTTGGTCTCTAAGCTTTGCAACTAAATCATCTATTTTGTCTAATTGCTTTAAAGCTTTTTCTATTGTTTTTTCCATAACTACATTCTCCTGTTGTTATAAGGCGAATCAGTAATGTTATTTTAGGATTAAGTAAATATATAATTTTTGTAGGGTGGAATTTCACCACCCCTGATACCTAGCTAGTTATTTATGGTTATAAAGATATTATTGTTTTATTTCAAGAGTTTAATGTGTGCAGAACCCATTTCTCGTAATCTTCTGCGTCAAGTTTTTCACGCATAATTTCCCACTCGTTCTTTTCTTTTGGTTTCTCAATGATCTTGGTTTTTAAGTCTTGCAAGGTAGGAATAGTAATTTTCTTTGGTGTATTAGTCATATTGCTAAGACTTAACATATTTTTATCTATACTAGTAGTATTAGTATAGTATTTATTGTTCTGTTTGCCAGTTTCGTTGCCAATTAGCTTAACTTTACTTAAGTCATTATCCTGAAATTTGTCATAATTTACAATAGTATAGACTGATAATTGCTTATACAAAGTATGTGCCAATGTGTTTGCCACCTCTAAATTCTTTAAAATAGTTCTAATTTTCTTAACAGATAAATTAAATCTATTAGATAAATCTTTAACAGTAACAGATAATTGACCACGTTTTAAAGTGATTCGTTTTTTTCTATAAGTTACAATAGCTGGTTTATGACTTGCATGAACAACCATATAAATAAATATCAATAAATGATTATTGTCTTTTAAATCTTTATTATCAAATATTTGACGATATATACTTACCCAACCTTCGTTCATTTAACTTCTGCCTTTACTAAATCTATAACTCTATTTGTAAAAGCTTTTAATCCATTCTTCTGCGTGTCTTTTACAGAAGCATAAATTGTAAACCATGATTTGTTATAAGCTTTGCCAATTTCATTATAAGATAATTCTGTAATCTCTCTAATGACTGCTAAACAAATTTTGTTATGTGGAACGTCAAAGAAGTTTATATCTTTGTATAGTTTATGATTGCAAAGAACTTTTTTTGTTATTTCGGATATGTTCTTGATAGTTAAGTTTTCCATTGTATGCACCTTCCTGTTTGGCTTGGTTAATTTTATTACAAGGAGATATACTAGCTAACTTCATAGAAATCAATATAGGATTTATATTATATTTTTCAAAGAACTCTAATTCACCTATAAGGTGCTGTTGGGTATGACAAGTAAAGCACATTGGAATACAGAATCTATCATCTCTTATGCCTTTGCCTACATTACCTACTTTAGGAATAGAACGAATATGACAGCATTGAACTTGTGTATCGTTGCCACAAACGACACATGGAAAAGAAGCTACGAACTTCTGATGTTTAACAGAATGAATTATGTTTGCCTTCGCTATTTGCACTATTTATATTTCTTTGCTTTTTTCTTTGCAGTTCTAGCAACTGATAAAGCTATTGCCACAGATTGTGCTTGTGATTTGCCACGTTTCATTTCTCGGCTTATATTCTTACTTATTGATTTTTTAGAATAACCTTTAATTATTGGCATTATTTCTCCTAGTTATATAACGTGGGTAAGGGAAGGCACTTACCCACAATCCCTAGTATCAAAAAGAGAACAAAATAGCAACGAATAAGTCATTGTTTTAATTGATATATTTCTTGTATAAATTATCCACAATTTATCATTTTAAAGTTGATATTAATATTTTTATAATTATATTGATTTTATATTAACAAAAAACAAAAGGGAAAATATGACTATACAAAAACAAATAGAAACTCTTAAAGAAAAACTTTATGACATTAATGTTTATTCTTTGGAATATGTTTCTCTATTAGATGAAATAATAGTTTTGCAATATCAATTAAATTCTGATGAAGATTGCAGTTATTATTATAAATCATCTGCTAGATCAAAACACCTAGCTAGATGTCTTGCTGATGATTGTTATAACGAAGCATTTGGTGAAGATTCGTTTTACAATTATAATGGTATTGCAATATAACTATAAACTTTATCAAGGAAGGAAATATGACAATTTATAAATTAAATAATTTTGGTTTTGATTTGTTAATTGATTATTATCAAAACTTTGACCAAGCTGGTAAAGAAGGTTTTATTTCCAACAAAGCAAAAAATGATATTTTAGATTTGTTATTTGAATGTAAAAAAAATAACAAAATTAACTTATCGTTTTTAGATAAAGAATCTTTGAATGATTTAATATCTGAAATAGAATCAGCTTTAGCTTCTGATGGTTTAAACATAGAACATTTAGAAGCTTGTTCAATTAATACCAAAGACGCAAAAGAAACAGTTAAACAATATAAAAATATAATTAACAATATAACAATATGAAAAAACAACTGGCAAAATTACTCAAATCATACCATAAGAAATGGGATTGCTTTGGTAATAAAAGAAGGAAACGTAAATGAGAAACACAGGAGTTATTTGTTCAATGAGTTACTATGAAATGAAACTCATGACAGCAGTTCTATCAAGAATCTTGTTGGACAATGAGGTTAGAGGAGAGCATACAAAGAAACGTATTACTACTCTAATAAGTAAACTTAACAACATGATGACAAAACAATGCTAGAAGTTATAAATGATTTAGGGTTTTGGTACTTCTGTTTTGCAGTGTTTTTGGCAATCTTAATATGGGAAAACAATAAATGACTAGAGAAACTAAAGACGGAATAGGATTGGTTATCACAGCTATGTTGCTTGGTGCAAGTATAATATTAATACACTTAGCAATTAATTAACTATGATGATTAAGATAGATCGTGATATTCTGGTGGGTATTTCTGAAGAAATTAAAAACTATTTTTTAATACAGGAATTTTCTGGAACTAAAATCACAAGTTATCAAAAGGCACTTTACAATGCTTTACTAAAAAGTATAAATGGGAAGAAAAAAGATGAACTTTTCAAATAAAGATTTAAGTACAAAACTAGGCGAATCAGTATTTGCTGAGAAACTTAAACAAGCACTTAAAGAAGCTGAGTTAAAAAAAGAAAAACAACAAATGGAGAAGGCAAATGAAAAAAAAGAAAAACATCAATCATCTTAAAACCGAAACTGATGAATATTATGCAATACAAGTTGCAAAAGATATTATTCACAGAAATGCTTTATATACTTTAGTAAATTACATTATTTGGTCTTGGGAAAATAAACCTAAGATAAAAAAAATGGATTTATTAAATGTTATAACTAATGAATACTTAAACAAACAAAAAGGGAAATATGACAAAAATAATATTATTAGGTTTGATATTAATAAACTTAACTAACTGTAGTACGTACAAACCAATTATTGACACGAAGGGTCGTGCTGGTACTTGGAACGAAGCAAGAGCAGTTGAAATAACAGATGACATTCAACATTGTACTGCTTTGGCAGATCAACACATAACAACTGGAATGGAAGTACAAAACTTTATAATTACAAATATATTAAGACCAGCTAGTTTAGGTGTTGTATCGTTGCCAGAAGATACTAAAAAAAACTATATTAAAAACTGTTTAAAAGGAAGGAATCACAATGTCATTAACTAAAACAGTACAACAAGAAATAAATAGATTGCTATTAGAATCTACAACTAACAGATGGATAGTTTCTAATGAAGCACCATACTATTATGATTTATGTTCGGTAGAAGATAAGACAATAACTTTAGATGATTTCTATAAGTCGTTTCCTTATCATAACCCAGATATAAATTGTGAATATTGGCAAACTCAACACAACAGATGGAAGGAAATATGGAATCAAGAATCCAAATAGTAAATACACTAGCAAGTAATTTAAGATACTTGCGACACAATACTAAAGTTGAAGAACCTATAACAGGTAAAGTTAAATTTATGAGTCAGCGACAACTTGCTGAGTTCATTGGTTCTGCGACACAGCAGGTATCTAAATTTGAACTAGGAACTAATCAACTAAGTGCAGTTCAATTATACAAAGTTAGTAAAGTATTTGGTTTATCTGTAGATAAATTATTTGATGCAAATTTAATCAAATCAGACTACAGTAAAATAATTAAGCAGGATATTTATAGCTAAACAAAAATGGAAGGCAAAATGGAAGAAATAAAACTATACAATGGTCAAGAAACTTTATTATTTGACCCAATACAACATCAATACTTTTGGAATGATGAGCAACTTCCATCTGCTACTGGTATAACTAAACTATTAACTCCAGCTAATGTAATTGGCTTATGGTCGGCTAAGATTTGCAGTGAGGAGTTTAAGAAGTTAATTAGAGCAGGTGTTAGTTATGATGAGATTGAATTAGCTAAGATTGCAGATCAAATTAAAAAAGCACCAAATCAAAGTATGGGTGATGCTGGTTTAGTTGGAACTCAAGTGCATAATTTAATTGAAGATTATATTCATAAAGGAATTGTTGCTGAGATTATAAACCCTGAGATTAAAAAATCATTTGGTAAGTTCAAAGAATGGTACGATAAACAAGAAGGTTTAGAGATTGTATTTACTGAACGTAAAGTACTTAGTCGTATTCATAAATTTACTGGAACTCTTGATGCTATATTTAAAAACAAATTAGGAGAGCATATTATTTATGATTGGAAGTCATCATCAGGAATAAGAGATTCTATGTTAGTACAAATCTATCTTTATAAGATTTGCGTAAAAGAAGAACTTGGAATTGATGTTAAGCAAGGTGTAATTGTTAATTGCACTAAACAAGGTAAATTAAATATTAAGGAATTTCCAATAGGAGATGCACAGGAAGAAGTGGCGATTGCCTGTCTAAAAATGTATCGCTACCTAAACAATAAGGAGAAGTAATATGAACGTACAAGGAGTAATAAAATACGTTTACGATAATAGACTTGGTAAAGATGGAACTGCTAATAAGTTTCCAAATTTCAAGTTTAAAGTAGGCGAACAAGAGATAGTTCTTTGGTCATCTATCTTGCACCCTGCCATAGCTAAGGGAAAAAATGTTTCCGTAACTTGTGGTGCTTCAAAAAAGAATGGAAGTTTATTCGTTCTTACCAAAGAAGATAAAAGTCCAATGATACAAGAACTACCAACTGCTAAACCAGATACTAGCTTTAATGTTGATGATTTTGAATCAGAAAACTTTAATGAAGCAGTAACAGCTATTGAAAAAGATATGGCTAGTTCTTCTGC